GTAGGTTCGGTTTCCTCCTCCTGTGGTTTTTCCTCTTCAGGTTCCAACAGACTGAGTATTGCCTCTTGCGCTTCAGTTACACTTCCACTTAACGCAGGTATCGGCTCTACAGCCGGGTGCGGGGCTGATTGCGTATCCGCCATGATTATTTCCTCTTATCAGATAAATGGGTGTTGCTTTTCCATAACCTTATTCATGTGCCCAGTTTCTACTATGGACTGTATATGTAGATAAAGTTTGTCAAGCAGTCGCATCGCAAGCCAGATTGATTCTCTAGCTTCCAACTCTGTCGAACCGCTGTTTTCCCAACGGCTCATTAAATCTTTTTTTAGTACATCAAATGCCTCATTAAATATCGGGTTATCCAATAGGGCTTTAGCTTTTCCTTCCCTCAACTCGTCGTTCATGTTGCTCCTATAGCTACAGCACGGTTCTGTTCTCGTTCAAGGTTTATCTCTTGCTGTTTCAAACTGGTGTCTATCTGTAACTTCTGATACTCCTGCTGAATTTTCTGAGACTTGAGTTGAACTTCCGCTGCCTTAATTTTTAGTTCTTCCTGCTTTACTTGCGCTTCCAACAAATCAGCCTGTTCTTTTGGAGAAGGCTTACTCTCTTCAGGAGGCATTTGTGAAGGATCAGTAAGGAAATCATTTACATTTTGAAACCCCATTGCCTTCACAAGAGCAGCGCCAAGATTGTACATGTTCTGTTCATTTACAATACGTAGCCCACCTTTCATGGCTTCCCCTGCAAACTGAAGCATCTGGGACAAGTGCATCATCTGCTGATCTTTATTACCATTTCCAAGAGCAACACTAACAGTGCAATCATAGTTACCCTTCCACGCATCAGGGCTTACAGGAACCCATTCATTGCGTAAACGTATAACTCTCTTCTTATCCTGATTCTTATAAAGGAGTTGATAGATAGTTATCATTAAATCCTTCACGCCTGTCTCCGCAAAGTTTCTCGCAATCAATTCTACACGACTCTGCGCAGCAGACATGACAGCATTTACAGCAGTAGCTGTTGTATGAGAGGTCAAAGCATTATCATTCATGCCTTGGCTCATTTTAGATACGCCTGCCCTGGATTCCCTAACACCGTCAAGATACTCAAGCATCTGGAAGGAATAGGGTTCTAATGGAGGTGTAACTAAAGGTGTCACAGCATTCGGAGACTTTACCCTTACTACTCCGCCTGGGCGTTGCGTGAGTAGATCATCTAGGTTTGCTTGGCCCTCAAGAACTGCATACCGGCCAAAGTTCTGGTTGTACATATTGTCCATCAAATTTCGCATCAGAGTGCTTTTCATTAGCTGAAGGTCCATAACGAGATCGGCTATAGACAATCCAAAGAACTTATGCGGTATCTTTACAGGAGTAATGGAAATAAAAGGTACACTATCTATTTCTTCATTAGCCAATACAGTAGAACCAACAGTACAGACTTTTCTTAATTCAGTGATGCCATCCCCATCATAATCTGTCCTTAGGTAAGACTCATGCAGCCAATAGGTTCTTAGCCCATCTTCTCCATAGGTCGCATCGCCCCAACCTTCCCAGTATTTGGCTGACTTATCATACTGGAATCTCTCCAATCTTTCAGTAGAGAAATCTACCATATCCTCTGAAGCACCCTTTATGTCTTCCACATCTAAGTCTTTGTCAGGGTACATCTCCCGTAACTCAGAAAGAGTTTTCAATACTCTATGGCAAACAAATCTAGCATCAGGTATGCTCTTAGCTTCCCTGTTTATGAGAAACTCTGATGGAGGAACATTCTCTATTTTTATCTTTCCATTGTACCCTGTACGTTTTATAACTACATCATGTACTGGCTGCTCAAGAAGCAGGTACTCGGTATGCTCCGTTACTTCAACATCAGGATTGACTATCAAGGCTTCGAGTTCTACATCCCCTAATGCTCGGTATTCCTCCCGCTCTTCTGTTTCGTACTCATCCCACCAGACTTTTACTATACCATTTTTAGATAACAACGCATCAGTAAACCAAGAGTAGAATATTTCCCAACCAGGATTGTCTTTTGTAAAAACATAATTAACGTAGTCTGTAGCCTGTTTAGCCATCTCTACATCTTCTGGCCCATGCGGAGAAAACTTTACCATCTCATCTCCAGATGCGAAAACTCGCATAAGAGATGGTTTTATCCATTCAACTGTATCTTGAACAGTAGAATCTACGAACTGACTTCTGCCATCAACCTCGTTACCAAATGGAAGACCATAGTAATACTGCATGGCCTGCTCTCTTTGGTGGGAAATAGTATCCCCCATATAGCCTAAAGATTCGGTTAATTCGCCCCGAATTCTAGTAACTAATTCTTCTTCTGTAATTTTAGATGATGCCATAATTCTTGTATTCTAAATCCTCTGTCCATGTAGGGTCCGATCCAGAAACAGCATAGCGTTTAGACATAAACGCATAACGTGTTGCCGACATAAGATCGTCCCTTAATGGAACCACCTTACCCTGTTTTCTATGATACATCCTGAACTCTTCCCACCAATCAGATAGGGTAGAAAATACTTTAAACTCTCCAGATTCCATAGCCTGTAACATTGACATTAGCCCTTCTTCTATAGAATTAGAACCTTTATTTTCACCAAGGGCAGGAGGGTTACTGAAGTGTTCAAGTAAAAAATTGCACCCTAAATTCCTATATTGATCAGCCAAACCGGGATTACCCATAGAGTCTCGTCTATTGCCATCATGGGGATAAGCAATGGGGATATAATAGGGTCGAGAACGTACAGCTTGCGCATGAACAGAAGGCGAAGCCTTCGATAGCCGATGGCAATCATACACATAGAATACATCCTCATCATTATCCACTGCGCACCAGACAACCGCTGTTGGGTGATCAAAGCCAAAATCTATGGCGGCTATCCTCGGCCAATGATCCTTTAGGAAGATTGGCTCTGTAATGATAGTATCTTCGCTTAATGGGAAGACTAGGCCGGACCCAATAGAGGGTCTACCATACCGCCGCATTTCTCTTTCATGTGGACTATAGGAAGAAAGAATCTGTTCCATAACTACTTCAGAAAGATGCCCCTGCTTCCCGCCCATAGAGGTTACTCTCTCAGATGCGTCATCCCATGTCGCATTTACCAAAGCCTGACCGGGTTGTATACGATTTATAAATGCCGCAACCGTTTCAGTCATTCCCGCTTCTGGCGTGAAGGTCATGTATACCATGCCTTTCCTATCTAATGTCCTAGTTACAGCCTGACTGTAGATTTCCCTGCTCGGTTCCTCATCCAACCAGATGCAATCTACTGATCTTCCCTGCCATTTCTCAACACCCATCTCGTAGGCTTTAAAGAATAAAGAAGAGTTCCCACCGGAAACGTGCTTAATTAAAGCAACGCTTTTTGCATTTGGAACACCCGGCTTACGTTCGGTTTTTATTATATAGTTTTTCGGTACAGTACCGGAACCAAACGCTTCTGGGTCATCGGGGGAACCCAATAATTCAAATTGGACTATATCTCTTGTTGTTTCATTAGAAACCCCACCGGCCCATGCTACGATAGGCTGATCGAAGACTCTCCCTTCCCACCAATCTGGATATAGTCCTGTCAGGTGATAGGACAATTCAGCGCTTCCGCAATAGGACTTTCCTATACGATTAGCAGCCATTAGCAATCTTTGATTAGAGTCTTTACCCGTTGCGTGAAACTTTTCCTGGTAAGGATAAGGATCGTAGTAATCTAACCTATTGTACCTTTCACGACTTTTTAATTCTTTTAGTAACTCTAATGTTTTAATGTTTGAGGAGGGCATCTAACTCCCGTTCAATCTCTTCTGTGGACATACGCTCTATCGTGGTGGTTTCGACTTTTTCGACGGGTTTAAGTCCAGCCCTGTCAAGGAGGTCACGGATGGCACCAAGTCGAACCGACTCGGATTCAGCCGATTCAGCCAAGTCCGAAAGCCACCGAAGACCCGCAGGAACTTTATCCGCAAGTAGTTTCTGAGTCGCTTGAACAATCTCGCTCCTATAAAGGGTTTTAAGTTCATGTCCTTTCTGCCTTGCTGTCTTCTTAGAATATCCTGCTTCTATTGCTGATTGCGTAGCATTTCCAGTTAAGCTGTAAAACTCGATGAATCTACGCTGTTGTGGGCTGATCATTTCTTTTTCTTCTTCTTTTTCTTCTTTTTAATTTCTGTTTGAATTCCACGCATTGGAATTAGGCCGTATTCGGTATTAATACTCTGGCCTGGAGGAACTTTATGCCACCTTGAAGGGATACCTTCTAAGGGTCTAAACCCATCAAAACCTATACCTACTGGAAACTGTCCACCAACAGCGCCAGAAGAACCAGGGACAACTTCTCCTATGTAACCCTGCCTATAGTCATCTTCAGCTTGAGCATTCGATATTCGCTGCCTTTCTGCATGTGCCTGCTGTTGTCTCCGCCTGGATTCTGCCGCCCTTTCCCCACCAACATCGAAAAAGGTGCCGATATCTTTCATGGATGGCCATCCTAGAAGACCACCAAAGTTATATAGTTGATCCCACATTACCCTCTCCCCCTCTTCTTTGCCATTTTCTTAAAGGTTTTTGCAAGAGTTCGTGCACGGCCAGTGCAACCCTTCTTGGTAATAGGCGTACACTTACCTTTAGTTCCACGCTTTGCAATGGATTTATTGACATCTTGTATCCATTTTTTATTTTTCTTAGGCATAAGATTGCTTGAATTCTTTCTCGACCTGCGTTAGAGAAAACCCCTTGTCAAGTATTTTTTGTATCATCTCATTCGTTAGGCGAATAAAGAATACCGGATAGTCTCCCTCTGATTTGTATATCTTCAATTTCTTCCCAAATACCTTACGCAATGCTTTAGGAATCTTATTACCATAGAGAACATCAAACAGGTCTTTGTTACCCCATCTGCCCTTCATTAACTCTGGGGTAGACCAGGAAAAATGGTTTGCGCCTTTAATGGCTGCATCCCATAAAGAATCTTTCACTACAAGTTCATGCCAATCATCTTTAAAGGGCGCATCAGGGACTCTTTCGGTAATGAATCCTCGGGCACTTTCCTCTGCCATATCATGGAATATAACACCTAACTCCTCAAGTGTCGCATCATTAGGATACATGTCTGGAGGTTGATGCCCATCTTCAGGACTGAAACTATCTACAAATGCAGGGATAGAATCAAGATTAAATTCCTCTACAGTGCCGCCTAAATTAGAAGCAAATTGTGCAAGAGTCGTATTTGGATTTTGATCCCAAGCTGACGTAAATGCTTCAGAAATACTAGAGTTTCCAAAGAATCCATCACGTAGGGCAACAGTGTGTTCATGCACCAATTCAGACGAAGATTCGGATTTGCCAAAACCAAAGTCTTGAGGAACTTCCTTGGAATAATGCTCGTAGAGCGCCTCAAGCTGATCCTGATCTATAGTGCTAAGAACTTCATCTATCTCTCGGGCGGAATCAGGTATATCATCACGATGGTACCCTGCGGACTCTGCATATTCCGATAGTATTCTTCTCTTTATCTCGTCTTGCCGTATACCCCTAGCTTTCTGCATCCACTTAGATTGAACTTCATCCATATTGGCAGCTTTCACTTGAACGAGCATTCCTGTAGGTAACGATTCCCTATAGTCATCAGGTAACTCATCAATTCCTAAGGTTATATCATTCATTCTCGACCAACCGAGTATGTTCCTTCCGTAATGCAATTCGTCGCTTTCAAAAACTTCTCCGCTAGGAGGATCGTATTGAACCTTCAATTCTCTGTAATTTGTAGAGTCAGGTCTTACCCATGATGTAGGATGCCTAACCTCTTCATAATGATGTGTACCGCTTTCGAGAATAGCATCTAACTCCCCCAAAGCGCGAGTCATAGAAATTATTTTATCTAAATCCATGCCCCTGGCCGACCAAATTCTATCTAAGATACCTTTTTCTTCAACTTTTGGTAAGTCAGATTCCCTTAGACCGGACTTCTTTCCACTGCGTAATGTCTGCTGCATCCCACGCAACCTTTTTAAATCTACATCCCTAGCTTTACTTATCTCATCAAACGCCTCGTTTATATCCAGTATGACGAGTTC